TAGGAGATTTTATAAACAATACTTTAGGCTCTGCTGGAGATTTTGTAGAAAATACTGTTAGTTCTGCTGGAGATTATGTAGGAAACCAATTACAAGAAATTGCAGATGATCCTTTAAAGGCTGCTACTAAAGCTGCTTTAATTTATACAGGAAACGCTTGGGCATTGCCTATTGTTGAAGGTGTAGACACAATAGAAGAAGGTGGAACTTTAGAAGAAGGTCTCTTATCTGCCGGTAAGGCTTATGTTGGACAACAGATTGGTGCTGAATTTGGTAGTCAATTTGGTGGCGGTGGTTATTACACAGGTGAAGATTTCAACATGGGTGAAGGTGGTTATTACACAGGTGAAGATTTCAACATGGGTGATAGCGGAGATTTCTACTCTGGTGGTGATTTTATTCAAGACAGACCTTTAACACCTGAAGAATTAGAAGCAGCAGGAATTCGAGATGGCGCACCAATAAGAGATGAATCAAGAGAAGTAACATTGACTCCTGGTGGCAATGCCGTACCAGCTAATACACTTCCATCGGAAATGGCTGCCATAGATGCAGAAATTGCAGCAGCAGCAAAAGCATTGCCTTCAAGCATATCTCCTATGCAAGCGTTACGAGGATTACGATCTGCAAGTAGTTTGTTAGGCGGTCAACAACAACAACCAATGTCACGACAACAGATGATGATTGGTGGCTCACAACCTAATCAATATGGTGGTGTAGATTATTCAGGATTATTAAGTTTGCTTACCCCAAGAATGGTCTCAAGAAATTCTTTATTAGGATAAATTATGGCAATCGATCTATCAGCTTTATTCGGACAACAACCAGACTACTCTCAGTTATTAAGTCCTGTCGAGCAACAAAGGATGCAATCAGGTGCTAACCAAGCAGCCTTGCTAAACGCTGCTATTGCTTTACTAGGTTCGTCTGGACAAACAAGACAGCCTATCAGCACAGGACAGGCTTTAGGTGGTGCGTTAGGCGCAGGTCTAGAAGGCTATCAGCAGTCGTTTGATCGCAATCTAAAGCAGATGTTAACTGGTATACAGTTGGGCGAATTAAAGAGAAAACAACAAGCCCAAGAACAATACCAAAAACTGTTAAAAGCAGCAGAAAGACCACAAGCTATTCCTATGGCTACAGGTCAAGGATCACAATTAGAAATGTTAATGCGACCTGAGTTTGGTGGAGATATGGCACAAGCAGAGACTGTTTCTGCTTTGCAAGCAAACCTACCAAGAACTGTAGATCCAACACTAGCAAACACAGCAGCCCTTCAATATTTGGCTCAAGTTGATCCTGCTAAGTATGCAGAACTTACTGTTAAAACAGATAAAGCACCATCCTCAGTAAAGGAGTATGAATTTGCAGTCAGAGATGGATTTAAGGGAACTTACACAGACTTTATTGCAAGAAAAACTCCATCAACCAATATTACTGTTGATACAGGAAAAGGTATTGCAGCACAAGTTGGTCCAATGCTAAAAGATGCACAGATTCAGGCACAAGGTGCAAACATTCAGATTGATGCAGCAGATCGAGTAATTGGTGCAGTAGATACAAACAAAATTATTTCTGGTCCATTAGCAACACCTCAATTAAGATTAGCTCAATTTGGTCAAACTCTTGGTGTTACAGGTAAAAACACAGCAGAAACTATTGCTAATACTCGCCAAGCAATTCGTGGCTTTGCAGAATTAACATTGCAAGGTCGTAAATCAATGCGTGGAGAGGGTGCTATTACTGAAAGCGAAGGTAAGTTAGCTGAAAGAGCATTCTCAGGCGATATTGATAGCTTGACTGCACAAGAGATTAAACAGATTGCCAATGCATCTAAACGAGTCGCAGAATACAGTATTAGTGAATACAATAGAAAGCTAGACACTCTAGGAAAAAATCCTGAGATGAAAGATATTGTTGAGTTCTACAAAGTAACTCCAATTGCTCCAATGGCAAGACCAGGTGCTATTAAGAAATTTAATCCAGCTACAGGAAAAGTAGAATGATTATCGACATTCCAAAAGTCGGACAAGTAGAGTTTCCAGACTCTATGTCTGAAACAGAGGTCAACAAAGCATCCAAAAAACTATACGATGATGCTACTGCATCAGAAAAGCCACAAAAAGGCACTATGGCTCGCACAGCAGAAATAGTTACTAGAGGCATGGCTCAAACTGTGCCTGGTGCTGTTGCTGGTGGTGCTGTAGGTGGTCCAGCAGGCGCGTTAGTAGGTTCTATGGCTTTGCCAATTGGTGATGCTCTTAACAGCTTAATTAATATGATTTCTGGTGGTGTCAATAAAGTCGCTGGCACAGAAATCCCACAGTTACAGATGCCTAGCCAAGTAACAAGTAGAGCAATGACTCAAATGGGTCTTGCCGAACCTGAAAGCCGAGGCGAAAGAATGATTGAGGCTGGTGCAGGTGGCATTACATCTACATTAGCCCAATTGCCTGCTCTTATGAAATTAGGACAGCAAGCAGTTAGCCCTGTTACAAGAGAAGTATCTAAGCGGTTAGCAGAAGCACCTAAAGCACAGGTAGCAGCATCTGCTCCAGCAGCAGCTTCAGCCCAATATGTTACTGAGGCTACCGGCAGTCCATTGGCAGGAATGATTGCAGGAATTACAACTGCTGCACCATTTGGAGCAACTGCTACTCGCAGAGCCAAAGGTGTGCCGACACAAGAGCAATTAGCACAAGAATCTACAAATTTATTTACCAAAGCTAAAGATTCAGGTGTTTTGTTTGAATCTGATGCGTTTGTTAATAGAATGAACACTATTGGCAAAGAATTAAGACAAGAAGGATATACTCCAAAAGCCTATCCTAAGATCGCATCTGTTTTGGAAGAACTAACTAATACTTCTACTCCAAAAGACTTTACAGAGTTACAAGCATTGAGAAAAATGATTCAAGGCGCACAAAAAAGCCCTGATGCAGATGAAAGACGATTGGCTAGTATTCTTAAAGATGAATTTGATATCACAATTCTTAATGCACCTGATTCTTTTATTGTTGGTGGCAGTAAAGAATCTCTACAAATGTGGAAAGATGCAAGAACATCTTATGGCAAACTAAAGAAAGCAGAGATTTTTGAGGATATGCTAAGTAATGCTCAATTAGATCGGTCTAAATTTACTGCATCTGGTGAAGAAAATTCTATGGCTCAACAGTTAAGACAGTTAGCCAAGAACGACAAAAAGATGCGTTTATTTACTAAGCAAGAGCAAGAAGCAATTGTAGATGCTGCTAAAGGTGGAACAGCCCAAAACTTATTTAAGTTCTTTGGTCGATTTGCTCCAACTGGACCAGTATCAGGCATATTCTCAGGCGGTGCTATGGCTTTAGAACCTTCTATTGGCATACCTATAGCAATAGGTGCAGCAGGATCTAGGATGGCAGCAGAAAATGTACGCAGGTCATCTATTCAAAACCTAGCAGATATGATGCGACTTGGAAGGAAGCCAGAACTCCAACCAAGAACTTATAATGTACCTGTTACAGGACTAAGAGGTCTTTTATCTGGTGAGTTTCAAACAGAACAACAGTAAGGAAAATCATGGCATATACAAAATATTCTCTAACCCCTGCTAATAACACAGCAGCACCTCCAGATGGTGCGCCAGAGGGGATGCTCCCATCAGCAGTAAACGATACTATGCGCGATATGATGGCACAGATCCGAGACTGTGGAGATGGTATTAGGGATGGTACATATACCATGACTGCACCTAAGATAACAGGTGGTACTATTACTGGTTCTACAATCAACAATAGTGCTATTGGCGGCTCAACGGCTGCTGCTGGTAACTTTACTACATTAGGCGCAACAGGTGTAGCTACATTCTCTGCTGGCACAGTTTCCGCTCCTGCTATTACTACTACAGGCGATACCAATACGGGTATCTTCTTCCCCGCTGCTGACACTATTGCTTTTACAGAAGGTGGTACTGAGTCGATGCGTATTGACTCTAGTGGTAATGTAGGAGTTAACAACACT